ATTTTATTAAAAATGAATGACGAGCAAGAGCCTGAGTTACCGGAAGGGACAACAATAAGGTTTGAAATAGGTGATCTAAGAATAAGTTGTAAGGCTGATGAAGAAGGTCTTGTCGTCCGCAAAACAAGTGTTACCGGCGAAGATAGGATTATTATAGTCGGAATGAGTGGAAATGTAATCATAGTAAAATAACGATAAAATGAACCGAATACAAGAAGTATTAATTGAGCAGGGCAGAACGCAGGTATGGCTGTCCAAACAGCTTAACCGTAGCGATGAAACAATAAGCCGGTATTGCACAAATAAAATACAGCCGGATAATATTTATATGGAAAAAATAGCAAGCCTGCTGAACGTCCCTGTTGAAGTTCTCATAGTCAAACCATGCCCTGATTGTATGGGTAATATGATCTATAATGTGATAGAAAAACATTGGATATGTTTGAATTGTAAAAATGTAGTGGAATGAAAAAGACACTAGCAAAGTATTTGAAAAAAGAAATGGTAAGCATAGACCCATTTGCGAACAAATGCAAATTAGCAAAAATTACCAATGATTTAAACCCTGAATACGATACGGATTACCATTTAGACGCTGTTGATTTTTTAAAGCAGTTTGAGGATAATTCAATTGATTTCGTTTTTTATGACCCACCATATTCATTAAGGCAGGTAAGCGAATGCTATAAAAATGTTGGAATACCTGTTACAATGGAAACCACGCAAAGCAGTTGGAGAACAAAGCACATAAACGAAATTAGTCGAATACTAAAACCAAACGGGATTGTAATGTGCTTTGGGTGGAATAGTTCGGGTGTGGGTAAAAAACGAGGCACTGAATTAATCGAAGTGTTATTGGTTGCTCACGGTGGTAGCCACAATGATACAATTTGCACCGTAGAACGTAAGCCACCAAAGCTGTTTTAACATTGCTGGTAATGTATCAAGTGTATATGACGTAAAAAAAGCTAACACCAAACTATGAACGAAGCACTAAAGGCATTTGAATTTAAAACCGAAGGGGAGGGAATTAATGTACTATCTCTTTTCGATGGGATGTCGTGTGGGCAAATTGCATTGCAGAAACTTGGTGTAAAAGTTAAAAACTATTTTGCCTCTGAGATTAAACCACACGCCATAAAAGTAACTCAACACAATTTCCCTGATACAATCCAGGTAGGTGATGTTACAAAACTACACGGTGAGTCATTTCCAAAAATAGACTTGCTAATAGGTGGCTCACCTTGTCAGGATTTTAGCAGGGGTAATGCAATACGTGATGGATTGAATGGGATTAAATCAGGGCTTTTCTTTGAATACTTACGGCTAAAAGCTGAATTAAATCCTACCTATTGGCTACTTGAAAATGTAGTGATGAGTGATGCTGATTATTTCACCATTAGCAACTACATGAAAACCGAACCAGTAAGGATTAATTCGGCTTTGATTTCTGCTCAATTACGTGACCGCCTTTATTGGACAAACGTAGGTCCGGAATACTTCGACTTATTTGGTAGCCGTAAGTGTGTAATACCACAACCAAAAGATAAAGGAATACTACTTAAACACATTTTAGAAAGTGGATATACTGATAGAGAAAAAAGCAGAGCATTACTTGAAAGTGATAGCCGACCATTACGGACACTTGAAAAAATGTGGCATAGATATTCTGATACAGGATTTACAACTGTGGTATTTGAAAGCCCTGATTTAGATTGGCAAAAAGGATTGAGATACTTTACACAAACTGAATTAGAAAGACTACAAACTGTACCCGAAGGATACACCTCAATTTTGAAACGTAATGACGCAGCGTGTTTACTTGGTGATGGTTGGACTGTTGATGTTATTGCTCATATCTTGTCTTTCATGCGCGTGGGGGTTTTAAATTCAAATGCCTTACCCGAACTACAATATGAAACATGAACTCAATAGCTTTTTTTATGGCATATACACGTTGTTATGTGCTGTAAACCGTGAGCGTATGGCAAGCCCAACATGTGCGGTGGGAATGGATTTGAAGCATTGCATATACGGCTGGTATATGCTGTGCGGCCTCCGGCAGGGGTTGGGCTTATTGAGGAGGTTTATTGCACATAACGTTGAGTGTAACCGCATGTAGCGGATTAGAAAGTAATAACCTATCAAATTATACGAATATGAATAAAGAGCAGAACACTTCGCAAACCACAGAACCCGCTATTGCGGTTGACACTGTGTTAGGCAACGTACTTTATTTACCTGAATTGGTAATGAGTTGGAAATCTTTAAATGTAGATAATTTTGGTGTTAAACTACCAATTACAACATATCCAGGGATGGGTAAATATTGGATACCTGTATTTGAAAGCATTGAAGAATGCAAAAAAGAATATCCTGACAGTAAGGTGATAATTATAAAACAAGGGCAATGGTAGTATGTTGCCTAACGGTTAGTATAAACGGTCGTTTTAATGCCGTTTATACATTGTTGTGTGTCTGTGGGCGGTGATTTAGTACTAAACTTTATTTGAAATACTGAACAAAAAAGAAAAAAGGGAGGGGGAAAACTTTATAGAGTACCCATTTATATAAATCTGATACAATGAAAGTATTAACAGAAGGTCACAAGTACCAATTAAGCGGTTTTGAGAACGCTGAAAACACTCAAGAAATCCAATTCATTGAGAAAACGCCAATTGAAGGCACAACCGAATTGAAAACGGTAAATGATGGAACAACTAACGAGGAACTTCTTGAAGTCTTAATTGACCGAATGAACTACTTACAAGGAAAATTCCCTTGCCGTGAAAATGCAATTGTAATTACTAAACTTCAAGAATCTTTGATGTGGTTAGAAAAAAGAACGTCTGACCGTAAAAAGAGAAATGTAGAAGGTAAACAATTGGCTTAAATTTTTGTGAGCGTGGGCTTTTTCTTTTTTGATTATTAGCAGAAATGTTGATTTGAAAAACGGATTTAGCCCATTGCACACAACAAGGCTGGCGGTATGGGTATGTTTGCCCAACGCACCGCACCGGACTTGAATTGAAATACTTAACTTAAAAATACGAGCGATGGCATATTATTCATTGAATACACAAATAAACAAAGGGAAATACAAAGGGAAAAAAGTAGAGGAACTTATTAAAAGTACCGAAGGGCAAAAATATCTTCTTGCCTTACATATTGGAAACTATAATGTGTTTTTAAACCCAGAAGTATTCAGAGCGTTGGCAGATTACACTCGAACAAAGAACGGCAAATTACCTATACCGCATGTTAGCGATACGGTTTGCGATAATCCGCATTGCGTAGACGGTGTAGTAGCTGAAATATATGGCGAAAAAGTTTACTGCGATAAATGTCAATCGCAAACTGGACGCTAACGTTTGACGGTATCAGCAGTATTTGCTTCACTAAATTTAATTTTAAACACAAATGACAAAATTAGCAGAAAATAATCCACAAGGCACGGCAAATATTGCTGATGACTGTGTGTTAGCCACCGTACTTTTATGTGATTGCGGGTCGGCGGAGCATCAAATAATAATACATAAAGACAAAGATTTTTCAGAAGGATATAGAGAAGTGATACTTTGTCCACACTTAATCACATACCGTAATATTTTCAAACGGGTATTGGTTGCTTTTAAATACATATTTGGTTATAAATGCAAATATGGTGCGTGGGATAGTATCATAGTTTCGAAACAAAATTATCTACCATTAAAAGAAGCTGTGGAGTTTCTTGAGTATGGTGGCTAACGGACGAGCGTATGAGTAGTGGCGGATAGAATGCAACTACCTTTCGTAAAGCACAAAGATTGAAAAGAGAACTAAACTTAAATATTAACACAAAAACCGCCATTACTTATACGCATTGTTAGCGGTATGTATGGGCGGATTAGAAGTACAAAAGATGAAAAAATACGAAATAATTTACGCAGATCCAGCTTGGCAATATAAGACCAAAGAAAGCCTTGCAAAAACAAGTATTTTGAATGGGGAGCTTAACACCCATTATGGAACGATGACTATTGCTGAGTTGGGTGGGTTGCCGTTGGGGAGCATTTCAGATAAAAACTCTATGCTGTTTATGTGGGTGGTTAGCCCGATGCTTGATGATGGAATTGAACTTATGAAAAAATGGGGCTTTAAATATAGCACAATAGCTTTTATTTGGCACAAACAAAGGGCTAACCCTGGACATTATACTATGAGCGAATGTGAAATATGTTTAGTTGGAAGGCGGGGTAAAATACCAACTCCAAGAGGGGCAAGAAATGTTCGTCAGTTTTTATCTGAAATGCGTGGAAAACACTCTGCTAAACCAACTGAAATAAGAAATAGAATTGAACTTATGTTTCCAACACAAACAAAATTAGAAATGTTTGCAAGGCAGAGTGCGAAGGGTTGGGATGCGTGGGGAAACGAGGTTGAAAATAGCATTGACCTTAGCCCATATTACCGCTAACGGCTTGTGGTATGAAATCGAAACCGACACCACCACAGCCTGAACAATGCGACTAAGCAACCAGAGGTTTTGTTTTATACCACTTGTTAGCCATCTGGTGCGGTCAATTAGTAATAAACTTAATTTGAAAACGAAATGGAAGCAAAAAATTTTAGAATTGGAAATTTACTTACAAGCAAAGGATGGGGAAATGTTGGGGCAATTGAAGGGATTGAAATTACACAAGATGGTTTTGAATTGAAAGTAAAAGGGTATGTGCATCCTTGGGAAAAAGACAAATATTTTGATTTAGCCCCAATTGAATTAGATGAAGAATGGCTTACAAAATTTGGATTTATTGAAGAAACTCCAAACGAGTTTATACTACGGAAACATCCGATAATTTTTAACATTCATAGAAATTTAGTCACTGGTGAGTTTATGTCCAGAATGAACCCGAATTATTCAATATTAGTTAAATCTGTTCATCAATTGCAGAATTTATTTTTTGCGCTTACAAAAGATGAACTTGAATTGAAAACGGAATGTAGCACTTGTGGCTAACGGTCGGGTATTGGCGATGCCCGCACTTAGAAACTTTAAATTATAAACAAGCTGTCCAGCGGGTATTGCCAATACCTTGTTAGCAGCAGTAACGGATTAAAAAAAATGGAACAGTCAAAACAAGAAAAAGAAATTTATGAGTTAGCAGAACTTTTGATGCAGTCTGAAAACTTAGAAGCAAGTGCAACTATCCTTCGTGATTTTGCTGAAAAGTGTTATCAAGAAGGGGCGGTTGATGCTCAAAAAGATGCAGCGGAAGAAATACGTGAACACTATGTCGAAGGTGGTCGGTAGTTATTGCTGCTAACGGTTGATTATATGAAACGGTGGGGATTTAAAGCCTTACATTTTCGCATCGTAATAAACTAACAACAAGGCAGGTGGGCTAAAAAGACGTATGACACCCCACTGTTTTATATAATGTGTTGTGCGCAGTACGGTTATGAAATTTGCAGTAACAGTTTTTAATACTGAAAGAGTTTCTTACGAAGAAATAAAAGACGTAGGACACACGAAAATTTTTAATGACACTGATAGTTTGAAAGATATAATTGAATGGGGAAACTCTATTCGTGCAAAAACCTATGATGGGCCAAAAACAGTTGATATAACAGAATTAAGATTCAGCAAGTTGTGTGAGTAGTATTGCGCACAACGGATGGGTATATGAAAAGTAGCCCAACCGCAAACTTTGAACAACGCACGAACCTTTCATGGG